ATCGCCCATCGAAATCGTGTATCCATGATGCAGAGACTTGTACGTCACCTGTCCGTCTGGATGAAACTCGATAAACGATCCCGATCGATGGCAGATATGAATTCGCTCGGCACCCGGTGTATCGTCGCATTCACTGATATGCCCTGACTCACTTTGTGTCATCTTGTTATGCGGATACTGCGGCGCGCATCTCGACGCAGGTTCACTCCATCCTGACTGATTTGCCATGTCATCATTAAACTTCATGTTCAGCGTTACATTATACCCAGGCAGTTGCTTGAGCAACTTCATCGGATTCTTTAGCGGAATCGCAAATCGCTTGAAGAACACGGGTTTGGGAAGTGCGATACGCGCTTTCACAAGAAGTCGGCGCTTGTCTTTCACGATCGGATCATTTGCCGCAACGTCCCCACCTTGTGCGAGTCGAGGAATCGCAGGCAAATTCATATCTTCTGGCAGCGGATACGGATGACGATCGTAGTTCTCACGAATCTTCAATCCGAACAATGAGGCATTACCCCGTGACGCTGAGATATTTGCCGTAATGCCGATGAGTCGCTTCTTTCGTTGATCAAGCTTCGCAGTAATTTCACTGATGTTCGCCGTGATCTGTCCCGGTGCAATCGACGAGATCTGAATCAAATCATTCGCCGAATAGAATGATACGCCGACGGCAAGACTCGTCGGAAACACGCGCGTATCTATATTCGAGATCGATCCCGCAAGCATCGCGGCCTTTGCGATATCAAATCCAACCGTCGCGTCCGTGAGTGACGTAGTCAGGGCGGAGACGGCGGCTTTCGCAGCAAGTGCCGCTTTGAATCCCGCATACGCCGCACTCGACATGCGCGCCGCTGAACTGATCTTGCCAAGAAACTTTCCGTATTTACCGGTGGATCGCGGACTTGGAAATGGTGTATAGTCACGACCTGCGGGCTTTCCCGCACCGATCGCGAGTTCTGCGCCTGTTCGTGGATCGGAGAATCCGAACTTGATGTTTGCCATCGTTACTTCTGTGGAATAGCCGGCAACACGCCGAGAATCACCGGTGATTGTCCGAGACGCGAGTCGAGGAAGAAGCCGACAACCCAGTCTCCATGCTTATAATTAGGGAGCGTTGAGGCATGTGTTACGGGAACCAGTGGATACGCCCACGGTAGATCGTCTGTTGACATAATGTCAACATTCTTGTCATGCCAGCCGAAGATTCGCACCTTGGTGCGCCCCACCTTCAGCGGGTCGTCCATACCTTCAACGACACCGATCCACCAGATGAATCCATCATAGCCCAGTTGATGCGCGAGTGGTCCCGTTTCCATGATTACTATGCCTTTTTATCAACGTTATCAACGTCAGTATTGTCTTGTTCGTACGGAATCATCGGTGAGCCAAATGAATCGCGTACCGCTTCACAGTGCATGGTATACTCCATCACACCCATCGAGACTTGTCGAAGACAATGCCGTACATGTGTGAGCAAATGCAGCCCGCTGTGATAGGGTGTTGATGATTGTGCGATGTTGGCAATCGTGCGCGACTGATCGCCTTCACCTTGCAGTTCACGCGATGACGGATAGTCGATCCACACCACTTTACCTGCACGAAGTTGCGGCTGCCCAGGCACTTCAAATACTGTACGCAGATGCTGAATCTCTTTCATCTGACGATTGCGAAGGACAATTGACTCGAACATTTTTTGCGGTGTAATTACTTCACCCGACTGTTCGACATACGTTGAATTCGCAATGCTGGTATTTGTGGGCACGATGAACAGTTTCACATTACGATTTACACTTTGATCGAAATTTTCGGGATATACGGGATACTGATCAAGATGGGTGGTTTTCTTGAATGTCTCCGTATAGCGGGAATCTTCTTCATTCCATTTTCGTGCAAAAAAATCAAGACGAAGCATTTTTGTCCGCAACATACCCGATGCGATATCTTTGATCGAGTCGAAAACTTCGTTTTGATGCAATTTGATGATGGAATTATACGCAGCCGAGTCGGCAATTTTTGGCTGTCCGGTCATTTGATTGGCATTCACGCGGAACATCGGCACGACACGTGATGGATCGTTGCGTGATTTGGTCGTATCTTGTGCGTACTGCGCTTTGCCGTCCGCAATAAGTTTCCGAATACTAGTGAAGAAAAACCCCTCAAGTGTTTCGTAGAATACAAAATTACTTTCTGCGGGTGTCGTGTCTGTCTGCGCGAGCAGCGAAAAGAAATTGATCGCTTGCAGCGGTGTATAGTTTGGAATCACGATATCAATATTGCCTGCCGTATTTTCAAATGACGCATCCTTGATTCGTGTGTCCTTAATGTTCATATAATTCTTCATGATATCGCGGACCGCGCCAAGACATGTGGTATTTCGATACCGCTTGGTCATACGCGACGAGATACTACTGAAGAATTCTGATGTCACTAATTCAAGCGTGAATAATCGTTGTTCGTTTTGAACGAATGATTGATCGATCAATCGCGACACTTGAAATGTTCGACGGAAAATGCGCTCTTCATTTTGAAACGAAATCGAGAATTCAAGAATGACGTACTCCGCGCCGGTCAAGGGAAAGTATTCTGCATACCCGAATGTTTCGCAGATTGTCAATTTTGCTGAGATGGTGTTCTCGAAGATACTCTCATAGACATCGATCGCGACAACGCTACTAGATATATCAACACCCGCGCTGGCCAGCGCCACACGATCTGTCTCATTTGTCGCGCGGTTTTGTAGCGTGGGCGACCAGATACGACATTGCCGCAAACGGACCTGCCGAGGTCGTGTGCGAGATGGATCAAACGGATCGGAAGTATTAGCCATGATTATGAAAAGAGAGTCCGCAGTTCTTGTTCAATTTTTGGGAGGAATGCCCTATTTACCACCTTGATACGTCGCCGTAGTTCACTCTGCTCAAGTTCGTAAATATAAGGCGTCTTCACATCACCGCGCTGCGCAATAGGAAGCGTGTCATACGACTCGGAATCAATACGCATCCCATTTACAGTATAGCAATACCGCGCTGGGAGAGCTTCGCCTCTATCATATTCAAGCAACGCCAGATACGCCTCACGCGTGACGTACACACCCGATCGAGCGAAGTAGTAATAATGCTCTGTTGTGGTGGCTTGTGCGCGACTCAAACTACCGTAACGTGCCGTGATATATTGACCAAACTCAGCGGAGTCCAGCGGCCAGTCATACAATGAGTTGATATTGTTGAGCAGTAGAATGAGCCACGTGTATTTTACATCGCCATAGACGCGCTGCGCCACATTGTCTGGTCGCTGTTCACCTTCAATTACGTAATCGTATGTGACAGACGTATAATCGCCGATACGTGCCGCAATTTTGGCGCGCTGTGTCGTGTTCACCATCGTCAATGTATATGACGGGGTATCGTTCGCAGTCGCAAACGTATAGGGCGTTGTCGTGTAGTATTGAAAGAAGTTCAATTACCCCTCCCCTATTACGGTTCCATCAAGTAATTTAAATGTTGTCGATTCATTAACGCTTGCGGTTAACCCGCGGCCGCGGCCGCGTTGCCATCCGTTTGTATTGTTTCGTCCTTGAATACGCGTTTCTTGGAATGTCAGACGGAGTGTGGTTGATGCCGGATAGTATTCAGCTTCGCCGCGAGAGTCCACAAATGCCACGCGTGTGCCGGACGCATGATTGATCGAGACCGATTTGAGCACCGATCGATCGATCGTATTGATATGATGCTTTGAGAGATTACCTTGCGTAAACATCATGATTTCAAATTCATAGGGATATCCGATAAAGTTAGGCGTATTGGCTTCCAAAAAATTGCCGCCATAGTCAGCAAGCATTGCTTCATTAAACACGTTCAAGATATTATCGATGGTCTCTGCTTCAGCTTTGTTGCGCGGGATAAGCGTGAATTGCATATCGTGTTGACGATATTCTGTGTTTTGATAAAAAAGATCAACACGTGGATTGAGCGTCTGGCTCCCAAACGTGCCGGTTAATTTATTCAACGTTGCTGCATCCAGACCAACATCCTCTGCAAGAGTACTGAGCAGTTTTGCGCCAATTGCCTTTAATCCGGCTTCTGCGGTTTGGGGGTTAACAACATCTTTAAGTTTTTTCAATCCCTCTGTGAGAGATTGTGTACCGCCAAGAACTTTCATCGCCTCTTGTCCCGCTTGCATACTGGCTTCCATCGCGGCTCCACCCACTATTCCATAGCCACTACTATCATAATTGGCGGTGAGTGTCGAATTTAGAGCTTCGGGTGGCAAGTAGAGCGCAACGCTCGCAATAGTCTTGTCAACGTCTGCCGCAGGCGGCGCGCCAGGCTTGCGATTAATGTGATTCGCGTTCTTGACTTGAAAGAGAATCCATTTCTCAAATGGCGGCGTGCCAAGACTATCTGGATAGCGATATCGTGGCGATGTGCCACCAAGTGCGTCGAGAGACGGCTGGTTATTGATGAGTGCCATATGTGTCTCTAAATAGAGAAGATGTCCTATCAGGGCTTATTTATACCGAGGCACCCAACGAAGTATGTAGGTGACGCGGCTAAGATCGTCTATCGTTCCAGTTGGGAGCGACGCTTCTTCGCGTATTGCGACGAGACACCAGGCATTCTTCGCTGGGCGTCCGAGGAGTTCTGTATACCGTATGTCTCACCGATGGACAATCGCGTCCATCGCTATTTCCCTGACGTATGGCTCGAAGCACAGACCGTCACTGGGCACAAAGCATTTCTGATTGAGATCAAGCCGAAGTCCCAGACGGAGATTCGCGCGGTGAAACGGAAGACAAAGCGATTTCTTCGAGAAGCGGCAGCCGTTGCAGTCAATCACGCCAAGTGGAATGCCGCCAAAAAACTCTGCGAATCTAAAGACTGGACGTTCCTTGTGCTCACGGAAGACCATCTCTTTTCAAAGTTCAAGTAATGGCGGTACGCATCTTCGATACCCTCCGCAAACGCGTTGAGGACAGCAAGGGACTGCTGCCGCAAGAGAAGCGGGCTATGTTCTGGTTTCGGAACTATAGCACACAACTTCTCGAATGGCAAAATGCCAATAAAAAACGATCATTTGGCGCATTGTCCGAGAGTGACGCGACGAAACTCCTTGTCGCGCCAAAATCAATTCGACCGGGCTACTTATACTTCTTCTTGTATCAACCATTGTATGCAAAAGAACTGGATTACTACGATCGATTGCCCCTAACAC